GCACAATCAGGATCAGGCGTACATGAACGATATGAACCGTATCGCCATGCACGAAATGATTCTGTTCCAGCAGGGCAAGCGGTCAGATTTGCCATCCCAATCTGAGTTGACTGAGAAGACGAACCAGTTGTACTCGTTGAAAACTTTGACAAACTTGTTGTCTCCAACGTCTGTCCAGTACACGAACGATGTAAACTATTACCAGCAGTTGTATCGCAAGTATCAGACGATGTACCCAGATGGTAATGATGCGGATCAGAAGTTCCTTGAGGACAATCCTGATTACTTTGTCGTCATGGAACCGTTGTCGAAGAACCAGTTTGGTGCTACTGCTACTCAGCAGTCAGTGTCTAACATTAAGAAGTACAGTGATCTTGCTGCTATTGCTTCCGCATCTGGTGATCCGAAAATGGTCGGTTGGTTGGCTAACTATGGGCAAGGGCCTTACGACCAAAAGAACTTCTCGTCGGCTTCTTACAACTGGCAGTTGACCCACTCTCCTGTACCGGGTGGGACGAACTTCCGTACACAGAAGAACCCACAAGAGGTCATGCAGGACGCTCTGGTTAACCGTGGTTGGATTCGTTTCAATCAGGCCATGGACGAGATCACAGCCAACTATCAGGCCCGTGGTTTAAACACTGCTGATCCAGCAATCAACAAGGCCATGCTTAGTGGTGCTGTGGCGTTCTTGAACCAAGACAAGTCCAATGCTGCTTGGTATGAAGAGTTTAAATCATCTGATCGTGCTCGCTTTGAGAAGCGTGCAGATTTCTTCCAGCAGGCTCTTGCTGACCCGGCGTTCGGTGGTGATCACAAGGACGATCAGACGATTCAAGCGATTGGCTCGTTCTTGGATCTTCGTAGCCAAATGTCTAATGCTCTTAACGATGTCAAAGCGAATGGTGGTTCTAATCGCCTTACGGCGAAGTCGAACTATCAGATGGCTCAAGACTACTTGCAGCAGATTGTGGCGTTGAAGAACCAGAACCTTGGGTTCTCTGAATGGTATGACCGATACTTTACTAACGATCCGGTGGTGCTCTGATGGCAGGTGGCGATGGACAGGCTAGTTCGGCAACTGAGGCCGCTGACCAACAGCAGCAAAGCCAACAACAGCAGTCATCTTTTGCGTACAACGTTTACAACGGCTCAAGGGCTGACAACTTTTCTCCACGTAGCCGCCGAGAAGAACAACATCACTGGAACGTCCGAGATGTATTCCAGACTGGTGCGGAGCACATGGCTGCGTTTTGGGACAACTGGAACGCGAACCCTGCATGGCGCACTAAGTTGATTTCTGGGTACATCGCTTTGGGTAACACCCCTTCAGATGCCCTTGATGGTTTTAAAATGTTTAAATTTTGGGACACGTTGGGACAGGCCTCTGGAGTGGCAAGTGAGTCTGGCAAGAAGATGACTCCTATGCAGATCCTTGCGTTTATGGCTGGAAAGAGTGGGGCATTGGCTGCTCAGCAAGCCAAGGCCAGTGCACAGTCTATGGTCAAGGATGTAACCAATACGACGTACACGATTGAAGATCCTGCAACGGCTCTAGCGTTGACGCAAAGCGTTCTTACGGCTGCTCTGGGCCGTCAGGCTTCACCTGATGAGGTCAAGCGTTACACGTCGGCTATTCAGTCTTACGACAGGGCCAATCCGATCATTGACCATATCCATCAAGACGCTAACGGCAATCAGACAAAGACTACGACTGGTGGAGTATCCTCTACGGGCGAGCAGGCTCTGATCGCTAACACTGCAAACAACAGTGCTGAGGGTCAGGCGTACCAGACCAATGGTGTGTTCGATCAGGCCATGAAGATTCTGTCGGGTCTGTAATGACAGCACCTAACGCTGGTGGCGGTTCCGTCCTACAGATCACCGATGATGCTCAAAAAGCACTAGACGCTGCTCGCGCCTACATTGGTATGTCGTATCAACCGAACCGGTGTTTACAGTTCATCCGTACCTGTTGGGGTGCAGCCGGGATGGGTGGTAATCCGAACACAAACATTTCGTTTGTTCCACCGGATCAAATGCACTCAGACATGATGCCCCCGTTGGGCGCTCCGGTCTGGTTCACGGGTGGTAAGAACGGTCACATTGCAATGGTCTCTAAGTATGTAGATGGCCAGCCCTACGTGATCACCACCGACTTTCCAACCATGGGCAAGATCGGCGAAGTCCCCTTGAAAGATGTCATCCACTGGTTGGGCAACATGAAGTACCGGGGTTGGTCGTCAAGCATTAACAACAAAACAATTCTCAGGGGTGCCACGCACCCCGTTGGTGATGGAGGTGTCCCAGTGGCAGGTAACTCAACGAACTCCACGTCAACGACAAGTGGTGGTGTTAGTGGCGGTGGGACTCTAGGCTTTCAGGCTGCTGACGCTTCAGATGTTTGGGATCACTTGCAGGCCGAGTTCGGTCTCACGTCGAACCTGTTGGGCCTTGATAAGACTGATCCGAAGAAGGGGTTCACTCTCACGGAAGCCTTCACCGCTATCCGCACTGGCGGAGACTATTACGTCAACGGTAAGAAGGTTAAGGGTACTGGTGCTGCGATCACAGACCCGATGCGTGCTGCGAACATTCTTGCTCAGACTGACTGGTTCAAAACTCACGGTGCTGATGTAACGAAGAATCTTGCAGCGGAAGCGAACGGTCTTGGAGCGTTTAAAGAGAACGTCGCTAAGAAGCAGGCTGAACTGAAGAATGCTTTTGCTTCTGCTGGTATCAAACTTGGCGACAAGGATCTGGCCAAACTTTCCCGTGATGCTTTCGTCTATGGCCTCAGTAATGAGCAGATCATGGACAGGGCTACTGCCACTAAGGGTGTTGGGTTCACGGGTGGTGGAACCATCGGTAACTCGCTCCAATACCTTGACGGTTTGGCTGAGCAGAACGGTGTGAAAATCTCTGGCGGTGATCGTCTCGCTTGGGAACGCGACCTTGCTAACGGAAACAAGACGACGCAGGATTACGAGAAGATGTTGCGTGACCATGCAGCCACTCAGTATTCAGTGTTCGCTGATCAGATCCGTGCCGGTCAGAACCTTCGTGATTTGACTAAGCCTTACCGTGACATGACAGCACAGTTGTTAGAGGTCAACCCTGATTCTGTGACATGGAACGATCCACTGTTTAAAGATGGGAAAGCATTCCAAACAGTTGATCCGAAAACTGGGCAGATGACGACGAAGCCGTTGTGGCAGTACCGTCAAGAAATCATGAAGGATGCTCGCTGGCAGCGCACTGATAATGCGAAGCAGCAGTACACCGATTTCGGGTCTAGTGTTTTGAAGAAGTTCGGAGTGATGTCGTAATGGCAGACACGGCTACTCAAACTCTTATTGACTTGTTTAGATCGTATGGTCTTGCTGATCTAGCCCCGGCGATCTTACAGATCGCAGCAGACACGACTCTTACTCAGGCTGAAGCGTTAGCGAAAGTTTACGAGACGCCCCAGTACAAGGCTCGCTTCCCAGCGATGGATCAGTACAGGAAGGATAAGACTCTTGGCATTCATAACGAGCAAGATTATATGCGTCAAGAAGAGTCTTATCTGAATGTTATGCGTGCAGCAGGTCTGCCCTCTGGGTTCTACGATTCACACGCAAACATCGGCCAGTGGATGGCAAACAGTGTCAGCCCCGATGAGATCGCTTCCCGTGTTCGACGAGCACAGCAAGTGCTCGATACTGCTGACCCTACGTTGATTAACACGGCTAAGAATTATTACGGTGTTGACCGTGACCACTTACTCGCACATGTTCTTGACCCGAATGCTGCTGCTCCCCTGATCGACAAGCAGATGCGTTCCGTTCAGGCTGGTGCTGCGGCTAGTCGTAACAACATGCAGTTGGATAAGGCTCAAGCCGAATCGTTGGCTACTGATCCATACGCGAGTGGACTGTTCAACAATCCTTACAATCCGAATGCGATCAACGATGCTTTCGCTAAGGCGAACGCTATGTCCCAGCAGGACACTCGTCTCTCCGCGATTGAGGGCAAGTCGTACAACCAGAAGGACGCTATCGACGCGAACCTTCGCAACGATTTGACTAAGCAACTTGAATCTCAGAAGCGTGCTGAGCGTGAAGCCGCTCGTTTCTCTGGTAGTGCTGGGACGGCCTCTGGGTCGCTTGGTACTACCTCTGGCCTTTAGGCCCCTTAGACACCCTCTGATCGACCGGCCCAGAGTGGGATCAAAAGACCGGTAGTAGCAGCCCAAGTTCTCTTCCCCGAGGTTCTTGGTGGGCTATGTAAACACAACACAAAGGGAGATAGCCAATCATGGCTGAATACAACTGGCTCAACGACGATGACGATGATGACAACGAAGAAACTCGTCCGTCTAATTCTGATGCGTTACGTGAAGCCCGACGTGCAGCAAAGAGTAATGCTAAAGCAGCGAAGGCTGCTTCTGATGAACTCACTGCTTTGCGCAAGGAACTACACGAACGGAAGATCGCTGATGCCATTCGTGAAAAGGGTTTGAACCCGAAGATCGCTCGTCTAGCGAAAGACGTTCCCGCTGAGGAACTAGATGCTTTCTTAGATGATTTTGCAGATGTGTTTGGTGTCAGCGCCAGCAATGAGAACGGTTCACAGGAGAACCCTGAGACTGCCATGGGCATGTCGTTGGACCCGAACCTTGCAGCATTGCAGCGTATCAGCGGTGGACAAGCAGCCCAGACTTCTTCGTCTACTAAGGCGGAAAACTTGGAGCAGCAAATCCTTGGAGCGACAAGCCCTGAAGAGTTGAACAGGCTTCTCTTCGGAAATGTTAACGGGCCAATGCTCCGTTAGCACTCTTTGATCCCACTCAAAATGAAAGGAGGTGTTGATCTCTTATGGCAATTACTACCGCCTCTACATCGGGTTTCCCGATTGGTTCGCTTGGTGGTGCTGGTCTCGTCGGCCCCGCTTACGATCGCTATGTTGAGTTCGCTTTGCGTTCACAGCCACTGCTTCGTGGTCTCGCTGACAAGCGTCCAGTACAGCCCACTTCACCGGGTTCGTCTGTAGTCTTCAGCATCCATCAAGACATCGACGCGATTACGTCAGCCAACCTTACGGATGGTACTGACCTTTCCCCTGCAACCCTGAAGGGTCCAACGACGGTTACTGCTTCTCTTGCTGAGTACGGCAACGTTGTTTCGACCACTCGCCAGTTGGATGCGCTTTCGCTGTCTGACGTTGATCCTGCTGTCGCAAACATCATTGCGTTCAACATGGCTGATTCGCTGGACAAGATTGTGGCTACCAAGTTGGATGGTATTACCACCAACGTTACCAACGTTGGTGGTTTTGCAACGGCTGCTGGTATCACTTCGGCTAACACCATGACTGGTGCAACCGTTCGTCGTGCAACCACTGGTCTCCGTGCCAACAACGCGGTTCCGCGTTGGGGTCTGCTGTTCGGTGCTTACATTCACCCCGAGGTCGCTTACGATCTTCGTGCTGAATCAGGTACGAACAACTTTGAAGATATCCGCAAGTACAACGATGACACTGTTGGGAACATTCTCACTGGTGTCACTGGTATTGTTCATGGCGCATACTTCATTGAGACGCCGCGTGTGACTAACGGTCTCACTGGTTCAACCCCGGCTACCCTGACTTCATCGTCTGGTACTTCGGGTACGAACGTGATCGGCTTCTCGGCCACTACGGGTGTTGGTGTCGGTATGACCGTCACTGGTACTGGTGTACCTGCAAGCACCACGGTCACTGCTGTTACTTCTACGACGATCTCCCTGTCGGCTAACTTGACGACTGGTGCTACCGGTTCGTACACGTTCACCGCGACCCGTGTTTACAACACGTACGTTGTGGGCCAGCAGGCTCTTGCTGAGGCTACCGCTATCGAACCACACGTTGTCGTGGGTCCGGTTGTTGATGCTCTCATGCGTAACCGACCAATCGGTTGGTACGGCTTGATGGGTTGGACCTTGTACCGCCCACAGGCATCGTGGCTCATCCGTTCTACCTCTTCGGTACGTGGCGGCTGATCCATTTGGATCACATGGTGGGGGCTGGCTTTTGCTGGCCCCCACTAACCATCCCCTTCTTGGAGTTTAAACATGTCTTTACCTTTAACTGAAATTGGTTGGCAGGTCGTTGATCCTGACGGAAACGTTGTGGAATCAGGACCTTTGACGATTGCTCACATGACCGCTGAACTGGTCGAACAAATTAACCCTGAAGGGAACTAACAATGGCTGCCATTGACGCTGCTCTCGTAAGTAAGATCCTGAATGCTACGTCACCTACTGGTACTGGTGGTGTCCCCGGTACGGCTTTGACTGCGCTTACTGCTGCGGCCATGAAGGTGCGTTTAAACTCAACATTGTCTACCGCGTCAGCGGCTGGTACTGAGATCACGGGTGCGGGTTACACCGCTGGTGGTCAGTCACTTTCCGCTGCAAGCGCGGCCTCTTCAGCCGGATCGAACGTGACGTTGCCTACTACGACAGCCTTGTCGTGGACGAATGGTTCTGGTGGTCAGTGGTCAATCGTGTCTTTCGATCTGACTGATAGCACTGGTGTGCGTACTTGGTGGGGACCTTTCAATGGTCAGCCCGTTCTTGTTGCTAACGGTAATACGTTCCAGATCGCCGTGGGTGGCATCACCCTCCAACTTACCTAAGAGGGGTTAAACCGTGCCCGGTTACGATTCACTCGTTAATTTCCCACCCATCGCGGGTGCTGTTACTGCAACCACAACCACGATCACGGACATCACCCCTGTTCCCGTCTACACGATTCCTGCTGGAACATTGACCGTTGGTTCTACGTATCGTGTCACCGCTTATGGTCGTTACACGACGGGTACGACGGCCACCAACCTAACTCTTGGCGTCTATTATGGTGGTACGTCGCTGTTGCTCGCTGGCATTGCAACCACAGCAATGACGATCAGCCAGACGAACGCTCCATGGCATTTGGAGTATCTGTTCACGGTTCGTAGCATCGGTACGGCTGGAACTGTATATGGGCATGGGTGGGTTGACCTCGGAACATCGCTGACCGCTACGACGCACTATCCGATCCCATCTGTAACCAACGCAGCGATCTCAGTCGATACAACGGTGAATAAGACGATCAACATTGCTGCGACTCTTTCTCAGGTTACTGGTCCCGTAACGATCACATGTGATCATGTGTTGATCGAAAACCTTTCAACTTTGGCATAAGCCGTGCCAGCGTTTACACCCACTAGGGGTGTTCCCGTTGGGTTGAAACCACCGTTCGGTCGGCCTAATCTTCCACAACCAGCCTCTCCAGTTAAACTCGTCCAGTCTAATTCGGTTGGCTTTGACCAAGGTCCAAGTCCGACTTATTGGACTTCAATCTCGCTGCCGAAGCCGCCAACGGCGGGAAATCTGCTCGTCATTGTTGCAAGTTTGAACTACGGTTTTCCTACTCCAAGTGGTTGGACTACGGTCACAGCAAGCCAGTCAACGGTGCTTGCGAAAGTATCAGTGGGCGCTGCCGATCAGACGTTCACAGCCGTAACGGGGTATTTTACTGCTGCGCTTTCTTACGTCGAACTATCTGGCGTATCGCTTGCTGGGTTTTCTGTAGTTAACTCAGGTGCCATTAACACGTTGACTGCTCCTGCGGGTAGTGTTGTTATTTCCGTTGTTGATTATCATGATGCGGCCGCTAGCGGGGGTCAGCCTCCGTACCCCAGCGCGTATACGCCTGATGGGATGCTGTCACTTTATAAAGGCTGTTACTACGTTAATGGCATAGATAACGACGATTCGTACATAGCATCTGCCGGTATCGCATTCCCCGACACCGCAACAACGTACTGGACTGGCGTTGGTGCCACGCGCACCTTGGCATCCACTGGCTCATGGACAGATGCTGGCCAGACTAATGGCCTGATCGCTTACTTCCCAGCGGGAACGAACAGCACAACGGTTAACGGTACTGCAACTGCGACAGGTGCCGGTGCTGCAACTAACAGCAACATCATCGTTAACCCGTCAGCACGATCAGTCGGTGCAGGATCAACTTCTCCTACGGGACAAGTTAACTTCGCTACCAACCCAAGCCTTGAGGCTGGTACTACGGGTTGGACGTGGCAGCAACAAACCAATGGTGCTCCCGCAACTGTTAGCCAAGGTTCCACTCTTCCTGTTGATGGACAGTTCACTGCTGTAGCCAGCATCACTGGTACTCAAACTATTGCCACTAACCATGGCATGAGTATCAACGGTGCTACTCCTGCTGGAACTATCGTTCCCGGTCTCCCGTACACGTTTAGCGTGTATGTGAAACCTTCTCGAACGAACGTGTTCTTGATGGGTGTGGACTGGGTTGGTGCGGGTGCTTCCGCTACGTCCACGGCTACGACGGCTAATGCTGGCGTATGGACTCGTCTTACTGCATCGGGTACAGCACCTGCTGGTTCGACAAACATTAACGTCAACATTTGGACTAATACGGCTGGTGGTTCTGTCCTCTGGCAGAACCTTGACACGATCACTTACGATGCGTTCCTCGTAGAACAATCAGCATCTCTGAATGCTTACCCGATCGGGACGAAACCTGTCCAAGGAACCCTTGGTAGTACGGCTATTGGTGCTGGGTCTATCCCCACTGCGACTGGTTCTTCTGTCTCGGGTGGATCAACTGGTACAGCAACTGGTTTAGGCCAGATAACGGCTAACGCTACAACGGGTTCCACGGGTTCTAGCGTGGGTGTAGGACTTGTTACTGGTAACACGGTAACGGTAGCGACAGCGACCTCCACAGGGGCTGGAACAGCCACCTCTGGGTCTGCATCTAACAGTGCTGCAACACTCATTGGTGCTGGTCTTGTTACTGCACTATCTACAGTGTCAGCGGCTGCACCCGGTACGGGTGCTGGTGTAGCAACTGGTTTAAACAGTACGAGTGCTACAACTTCTGCGGTTGGTGCTGGTGTTGCTACCAGTGCAAGCCCACGAACGGTTGCTCCTGCTACATCGACTGGTGCTGGTGTTGCCAGCAACACGAACACTGTTACTTCTGCCACCGCTCTGGTGGTGGGTGCTGGGTCTGTCACTGCTAATACGAGCGGTTCTGCTTCTGGCACATCCACTGTCACTGGTGCAGGTACTGCTACTTCTAACGCGGTAACCGTCGCTGGTTCCACTGCATCAGGTAGTGGTGTTGTAACGGCTGCCAGTTCGATTGTTGTTCTTGGATCTGCCACTGTTGTTGGTGCTGGCTCGGCTAGTAACTCTTCAGTCGCGTTGCGGTCTACTGCTACCAGCACTGGTGCTGGTGTGGCTACTGGACAGAACCTTAGTTCTGTTTATGGGGCTGCGATTGTTTCGGGTCTTGGTGTAGCCACTGCGACTGGGACAACAACACAGGCTGTAGCAACTAAGTACATGTTCAGTGGGAGTCGGCAGTTCTTACAGGATCGTCTCTTCTTTAAGACTGGACCTGTCCACCAGTATTCGATCATTAAAAAGGGAACTGTTTACACGGAGAGTTCTTACCCAACGTCAGAAGATTATTCAACTGCTGACATGGTTTACCGGGGTGGGTTCACTTACGAAGTTTCCTACGATGAAGCACTCCGTTTATATGCTTCTGGTTACAGCGTGTCTGGCCTGTCTGCATTGCCAACGATAACGGGTACAGCATCTTCCAGTGGGTCTGGATCTATTTTGACCGGATCAACACTTGTTGCTTCTGGTTCTCTTACCGGGTCTGCATCTGTTTTGACCGGATCAACACTTGCTGCTTCTGGTTCTCTTACCGGATCTGGTGTCGCGGTTGCTATCGCTACCACGTCAACTCCGTCTGGCTCTTATACGTGGGGCACACCAGCAACGTGGGGCACTCCAACTACATGGGGTGGCTCATCTTCTGGTTCATCGTTTACATGGAGCAGCCCTGCTACATGGGGCACTCCATCAACTTGGAGCAGTTCTTCGTCCAGTTCACCTTCTACATGGGCATCACCGTCTACGTGGGCATCACCAACAACATGGGGTTAAACAATGGCTTACCAACGTGTCACGTCAACCGACTCTTTCACCACTGGGGCAACTGCCGCGACGACAGTCATCAACGCTATCGAGGTTGGCGTAGAAGCCCTAGAGGCTGCTATTTCCCCCTCCACGACCTTTCCCAGCGCGACCACGACGGGTTACGGTTCAACATCTCTGACAGCCACAACTGCTGGTGCTCTGAGCATTGTTAACAATGCAACGTTTACAGCCTTGGACATTACCGGTCAGGTAACGATCCCCGGTGGTGTTACGGGTGTCACGTTCACGAACTGTCGCATCACGGGTAGCGTCAATTATGGTTTGTATGTTTCGTCTACTGCCTCGGTGACACTCCAAAACTGTGAGATTACTGGACCAACAAACAACTACAACGGTGCGGCTCTAGCCGGTGCTGGCAGTGGTGCCGTGGTAGTTAAGAACTGCAAGATTTGGGGTTACGAGGATGGCATCAAGCCATCTTCCAACTGGACAATCCAAGACAATTACATTTACGACCTTGCCAATAACAACGTGCAAGTCCAGTCGATCTCTAACACGTCAGGCTCAACGTGGCGTTACGTGGTTGCTCCTACCGCTCTAGGTACAGCGATGCCATTCGCTGCCACGAACTCGGTTGTTGTCTCTGGTTGTACGGCAAGTGGTAACAATGGAACGTTTACAGTCACAGCAGTTGGTTCCAACTATTTTGAGGTAACAAACGCTTCTGGTGTAGCACAGGCTACGGCTGCCGGTTCTGCTGCTAACTCACACTGTGACGGCATCCAGATCCAGACTGGTGTCAGCAATGTCATCATTAACCACAATACGATCATCGCCCCAACCACCCTGCTGGGTGTCACGTCAGCGGTCTTCGTCTCCCCTGACATTGGACCTGCCGGTCCCGGCCCTGTGACCATCCTGAACAACTACCTGTCAGGTGGTCCGTACACGCTGATCATCGTGGATGGCAACAACGGCCAGTACCACACCTCGGGCCTATCGGTCATCAACAATACGTTTGTCAACAACTCCATTAACGGTCCAACTCGTATCACTGAGCCAAGCCCATACTGGAACGCTTGGTACGGCAACATTTACACTGACAAGACTCCTGTCAGCCCCGGTGTCCTGACCGCATTGCAGCAAACCTCGATCAGCGGTTGGTTGTCGCCAGCATTCAACGCATCGTTTACACCTAACTGGCGTGACGGTAGGACAACGAACGTTGGTGTGCTCACCGCTGCAATCACGATTAACGCACCAACGAGCAACCCCGGTTACACCTCAACGATCCCTTCGGGTACGCAGATGACGTTCCTGCTGACGCAGGATGCAACGGGTGGTCGTGCTATTACGTGGAACGCAATTTTCTTACGCTCAACTTCTCTAGCCGCATCGGGCACAGCAAGTCAGCGTGCCTCCATCTCATTCGCTTGGGACGGCACCAACTGGGTTGAGACCGCTGTCTCACCATGGCACTAAGGGGTAATGTAAACATGGCGCTCGGTGATAATTGTAGAAGTGGATGCCTCACACGCGACCATGCAACGTGGGGTGAGTGTGCTCGTCACGCTTCTCTACGTGTTGGTTGGGCAGCATCAAGTAATGGTGGCTACTCGCTACGTGGGGAGAAGTTGCATGAGGCTGAACTGAACGCTTACGCACAGGCCCGACGTGACGGTTTGCAGCCTGCTGCTACCACGCAGAAAGCAGTGAACGAAGCGTACCGGGCTTCTGAGTTGATCGGTAAGCCTTACAACGCTGACACGATGCCACCTACTGCGGCTATCCCTAACCAGAGGACAGCGACCGTGGCCACTCAGGCAGGGATGCTATGAGTCTGAGCCTCACTGATCTGACTAATGCGATCACTCTTGAACTGTCTGGTTACACCCAGACTCAGGAGCAGGCTTCGTACACTACGGCGGCTATCACTTCTTCAGCCACGTCGATCCCTGTAGCCGATGCGTCTAACTTCTCTCACGGTGTTGTAGAGATCGAAGACGAACTGGTGTACGTGACAACGATTGACAGGTCCAGCAACATTCTGACTGTTGCACCGTTTGGTCGTGGCTATGGTGGGACTACGGCTGTGGCTCACGCGATCAACGTGAAGGCTGTGAACTCTCCGCTGTTTCCCCGAGCGGCGATTAAACGAGCGATCAACGAAACAGTCAACGCTCTCTACCCTGACTTGTGGCAGGTGGCTAGTGCCACACAGGTCCTTATCGCAGGACAAACCTCGTACTCGTTAACCCCAACCCCACAGGTTGGGGACATCATGGATGTCTCGTACCGGAACCCTTACTCGCTTGAGTATGCACCGATCCGACGTTGGAAGTACGACAAGTATCAAGATCAAATCGTGATCTGGGATTCGTTACCGACCGGGTACACGGCATACATTTCTTACTCGTCTCCCCCATCAACGTTCGCTACTGATGCGTCCACAATCCTGTCCACAGGATTACCAGATTCTTGTTCTGATGTGATCCGCCTCGGTTCAATCATTCGTCTCTTGCCTTACGTGGAGATCCCGAACTCGGCAATCATCGCCGCTGATGCTTCTTTCGCTGCTAACGCTCGCATATCTCAAACATCTGCTGCTGCCTTATCGAGGCAGTTGTATCAACAGTTCCGTATCCGCGTTCAAGAAGAGGCTGCTCGTTTAAACCAGCAGTATCCCGTCCGTGTCCACTACACCCGCTGAGGTTTAAATGGCTGTCACCGCTCGCAACTATTCATCTGTCGCCGTAGCGACAACCCTATCCGCTGGCATCAACTCGTCAGTTACAGCATTCAATATTGCGGCGAACACCGGTTGGCCTGCTGCCCCGTTCATCGCTGTCCTAGATCCGAACACGGTCAACGAAGAGATCGTCCTCGTTAGTGCTGCGGCAGGTACATCGTGGTCATCTGTTACCCGTGGCTATGACTCGTCGGCTGCTGTCTCGCACAATGCGGGTGGAACCGTCCAACACATGGTGGTTGGTGTTGACTTTAGGGAGGCTCAAAACCATGCAGTCTCTTCGACCTCAAACGTACATAGCCTTGGCGTTGGTTCTGTTGTTGTTGGAACGACTGATAGTCAGACCCTCACAAATAAGACGTTAACTGCGCCTACGTTGAACTCTCCAACTTTTGGCACAGCCCTACCAACCGGAACAACCATCGGGCTTGGGGGCAGCGGCACCAATTCAGGAACGCTGTACCTTGATGGTGGAACTGCATCTGGTGGAGAAGAAGGCGTAACGCTATTAAAGAACGGCACGGCCAAATGGAAAATCTACTCGCTTGATACGACACAACCGAACCTATATGTGCGCGATATCGCTAATGGCGTGCAGGCCATCACTGTTGTCCCCGGAGCGACGCCAGTCGTTGACATGCCTTCGATTACACAGGCTGGCGTACCTGTTGTAACAACCACGGGTACTGCAACACTAAGCAACAAGACGTTGACTTCACCGTCCATCAGTAACCCATCAGTATCTGGCACGGCTACTGGTTCATTAACGAACCTTGCTTTGACTACGCCTGCAATCTCAGGTTCTGGTGGTGCTCTGACCTTGCCAGCAGGACCGGGCACACTGTTCGCTACATCAAACTTTCAACGTAACAACTTCCTTGACAATCCTTGTTTCCTGATTAACCAGTTCGGCGGTAATCGTGGTGGTATTGGCGCTGCCCAATACAGAATGGATCGCTGGTACTACACACCCATTTCACCCGTTGGCAACACAGGTTTTGGCGGTAGTGGATTCTCCAATGGAGCCAGCACAGCATCAGGGTCATACGCATATTGGAATACTCCCGCTACGACCCTAGGCTCGGCTACTGCTGGATCTATGTATACCGTTGAACAGCGATTCGCTTTTGGAGATATCCCGTTTGCACTATCTGGCAAGCAGGTTACATTTTCTCTTTCTGCCGCAGTTGTTACTTCGTACAAACTGAACGTTCGCTGGGTTGTTAACTACGGGACGGGTGGTAGCCCTTCGGCTACTACGACCACATCGCTCGGATCGTTAACTTTCTCCACTGGATCGACGGGCACGTTTTCGCGTCAATCAGTCACAGCGACGCTACCTAGTTTTTCGGGAACGTGGGGATCTAATTCTGATGGTTACGTGTCACTGGTTCTTGAACAGGACTACACCAACGCCACATCAATGGGTGTGAATGTGGCCGATGCCCAACTGGAACTTGGCCCAGTTGCTACTGCGTTCATACCACCAGCATTTCATGATGATCTGCGACGGTGCCAAAAGTATTACAACATCTTTTCATCATCTGGCGTCATGGCGTTTGAAGGATGGGTAAGCCAATATGTTGCATCAGCATCAGGCGCTGTGGTCCGAGCACCCATCAACTTCCCCACCACGATGATTGGTACGCCAACACTTTCACACAACTTTGCTACTTTCACAACAGCGGCACCCACTGCGATAACACAAGTCGCAGTGTTTGGTCCCGCTGCGGGTGGATTAAGCCAGTATTGGACCGCAGGAACATTTACTTCTCTGGCTGCCACATACGTCTCTGGTCCGAGCATTACCAACTATCAGACAATAGTTCCCCTTGGTGTGAACAAGATGCAACTCATTCTGAGTATTGCCTCACCGCAGGCAATCACCGTCTCAACTACTACTAACCCTGCCTACCCCAATGTTGGCCAAGGCGTGATGATAGTCGCCGGTGCTAACTCGTTCATCGCCTTCTCGTCAGAGCCGTAAGCCATGTATACGACTCCAACAATAATAAATGCACTCAATGATTACGGGGGTGTACTCATTGTTCTCATTACCATCATCACGTCTTTCGCCGCTGCTGGACGCTACCTCGTTATGCGTCCACTTATGAGCGAGATTGAAAGACGCACATCACAGATTCAACCAAACGCTAACGGCGGTCAATCACTAAAAGACCTACACGGTCGTGTGGACCGTATCGAACGCCAGTTAGACCTCGTAATCGAACACTTAATAAAGGATGAGGATGATCCCCAAGATTAAAGCAGTAGCGTTTACATCCGGTACTGTGCTCGGCCTCGCAATCATCGGTGCTGTCCAATCAGCCGGTGCCACAGACTCCGCTCCACTCCCCCCTGATACGAACCTTGAGACCGCTCCCGACGTGAGCGTCACCACGAACACGTCCGTGTACGTGCGGAACCCAACCTTGTCTCTTGTTACTTCCTCAGATAAGAGCGTTGTAACTGCTGGGTCAAAGATCACGTACACGTACACGTTGAAGAACACGGGCAACACGGATTACAGCAACATACGAATCACTGATGACAAATGCTCACCGATCACTGGGCCTACTGGGAATGATGCTGACCCAAACTTGAACCAAGGAGAAGTGTGGGTTTACAAATGCAGCACGACAGTCCTCAAGGACCAAACGAACGCCGCAACGGTGAAAGCCACTCCGGTCATATCGACTGCTGCCCCGAGTGCTTCGCCTACACCATCTGTGTCTCCAAGTGCCACTACTTCTCCTACACCAACCGTAATCAAAGACGGAACTTGGGCGGGTAATGCTCCAATCAACGTGGCCGGTGAGGGAATCCAATACCAGATCGGTCTGTCAGTTACGACTCTCGGTGGGAAGATCACGGGGATCACTGTTCCCACGTTCACTGCTGCTGATCCGACATCGAAGTCGATTGGCAAGTTTTATGTTTCAACAACTCCCAGCATGAACAATGCTGGCAATGGGACTTTGATCGACGAGGCTGTCGGCGGGTCCACCAGCAACGTAGCCACGGTCAGTGGTGCCACGTACACCAGTGCAGGCTTCCGGTCTGCTCTCCAATCCGCTCTCTCGCTTGCTTCTGCTTAGGAGATGTAAACATGTCACAATTTTGGGAATCCATTCCCGCACCGATCCGAACAATCATTAACGTCGTTGTGGGTGCAGCGTTCGCCGCTGCTGTCTCCTATGTGATTGGGAACATCTCAGGTGGAACGATCGACCTGAACGCTCTCGGTCAGGCTGTCCTCATTGCTGCGGGTACTGCTCTCGTCCGTGCTATTAATCCGGCTGACACTGCTTACGGTGTCGGTTCGAATCCTGAGGGCATCTGATGCCAGCGAGTATAAACGGGTGGGCTGTCCTGAATTGGGGAGATCCACGCCTGAAAGAGATCGTCGTACCGGGTACGAAGATTAAACTGTCTATGCGGAGTGTGGCGGCTCCTTTGTTCGCTGCGTTGGCTGCTGACTATCACAAGACTGTTGCCCCGCTGCGCCCTAAAGAAGTGTGGTCGCATGATTACCGTCCAGCGAGGGCTAGTGCATCGTGGTCGGATCATTCGTCTGGGACTGCCATTGACTGCAATAGCGCCCATGAGGGCGCTCAGGGACCGCATGGTGGTATGAGCACTATGTCATCCGCTCAGATCGCAGCGTGTGTCGCATTGAAGAAGAAGTACAAAATCATTATTTGGGGTGGGGATAAGAGACGCGGTGGCGACTACGTTGCCAGTCGTAATTGGGACCCCATGCACTTCGCTTTGAAGCCGGGTACGAGCATCGCTCAGGTTGAAGCAGTCATCAAGGAACTCGGCATCCGTCCTGACGGGACTGTTGCCCCTGCGTTTAAACCTGTCAAGGTTCCTACGAAGCCTTCAACGAAACCAGTCCACGTACCCACGATCCCGGTTTTCCCCGGCAAGTTCAGTGTTGGTACTAAGGGCGATCACGTTAAGGCAATCCAGAAGGGCCTAGGTCTCACACCTAGTGGCGTATTCGATCCGGCAACTGTTGTTGCTGTGAAGCGGTATCAACGTTTACACATCTCATTGTGGCCTTTTGATGGTGTTGTTGGACCGAAGACGTATAAGGCTCTTGCTCGTCCCGTCTAGGAAGGACTAGCCCATGGCTGGATTTGATATTACCGAAAGGCCGGTAATCAACCTTTCTACTGTGGTTGGTTCGGCCTACTTCCCGTCAGATGCCGCATGGGATTGTTCCATTGGTGGCTTGCCTTTCATGTTTGCTACGGATCAGACTCGGACGATGGACCGGGCCACGTCTCAGTTCCGTCGCCAACGTATCGACCAAGAACGTGACCCCGGTGAGAACTCGCTAGATCAGGGTGTGTGGCTGAGGTCTGTTGCCTCTGGTCATTATGGTGCTGGTCAGCGTGCTGTGGAATCTTTGGAAGTTGATCCGAAGGTTGCCCGGTTCCGGTTCTACCGTTCAGCGAACGTTGATGTGTGGACTGCTGGATCGTTCACTCTTGCTAAGAGTGTTTCAACGTTGCGTTCTACGTCTGCTACTTCCCAGTATTCGGTGGGTATCGGTTCCACTAATGGTGTGTTACATGTAACGGATTCCAGCCTGTCTCAGGTGACTCCATCGGGAACGGTTAACGCTGTTTCTTTGACGGCTGCGACCGGTAACATCCTGTCACTCACCACTGATGGCACAAACTACTACGCTGCTACGGCAACCAACATTTGGAAAGGCACCTTGCCCACGGGTACGGGTGTGAAGATGTTGACTGCTGATTATGCGGCCACGTCTAGCAGGGCTTTGGTTCGCTGGGTTAAGCAACGTTTGATGACGTGTGTAAACAATTCTATTTACGAGTTGAACCCTTCATCAACCACACTGACTTCTGCTGGAACAGGGTGGGATCACCCGAACACTGCATGGGTATGGACAGGTATCGCTGATGGCCCCGGTGCCATCTACTTCTCTGGCTACGCCAATGACGTGTCGGCTATTTACCGGACAAGCATCACGTCTAGTGCTGGCACGGTCTCTCTAGCAGCCCCCGTGGTTATCGCTGAGATGCCCCGTGGTGAAAAGGTACTGAATATCTACTCGTACCTTGGCAATTATCTGGCTATTGCTACCAGTTCGGGTATTAGAGTAGCGGAAATCGCTGCTGATTCGACTATTACAGTAGGCCCAATCATCGTCTACACGGCTGGTGGAGCCTACGATTTCGTAGGCGTTGACCGTTACCTGTACGCAACTGGTGGTACAGATACGACTGCTCTGGATGGGTCCAGTGCTCCCGGTATCTACCGTATTGACTTGTCTGTGGACGTTGAGAAGTATCGGTACGCTTACGCTCAAGAGGCTTACGGTTCTGGTAGCAGTGCTCCATCTTCTGTGACCTACTCAGGGTCTCAGGTGTATTACACGGTTCCCGGTTTCGGCCTGATCGCTCAACCTCAAACAGTTGCTTATGCAACTGACGGGTGGATTGAGTATGGACGTATCAACTATTCAACTCAAGAACTCAAAGCATGGCGGTCTATCGTTCTGCGTGCTGACGTACCCACGGGTACGACCATTGAGGTTCATGCGTCTACGACTGGTACGGGTAACCCGTCTACGTGGGTGAACATTGGCACGTTAACTTCATCGGCTACTGATGGTGAGTTCTCACTGTCTGCCCCTGCACCAAACCCGACGAGGGATCTGTACGTGGCTCTGCGTCTAACGGGTACTGGGTCTGCTCGGCCTACTGTAAACGCGATGAGTGTGCGTGCGTATCCTGCGCCAAAGCGTACTCGGATCGTGCAGGTTCCTTTGCTGTGCTTCGACCATGAGCGTGACCGCAATGGCATGGTTCGTGGGTATGACGGTGGAGCGTGGGACAGGTTGTCTGCTCTGGAGTCTGCGGAGGATCTTGGCTCTGTGATTACGTGGCAGGACTATACGTCTGGTGAGAACCGTGCTGCTCTTATCGAGCAGTTGTCGTTTACACGTACTACTCCCCCGTCTCGGGAGAAGGACAATGTTGGTGGTGTGTTGATGGCAACGTTGCGGTTGCTCTAGCAATGCGACTTTTGGACGGTCTCTTATGCGACTTTTGGACGGGTCATAACCGGCAGGTTCGTACTTATTAGTAGTGAATCAAGTCAGAATAGTGTGCTAAAATGTGAACATCGGCACCATTGTGCCTATTGTGTTGATATGTGCACAATCCCGAAACGGTAGCGTGAGACGGCCCGAAACAGGAATATCTACCCCGCTATTCCCGTTTAGCACCACACGCTCCATAGAACAACGAAACCCCCTCGGTGGATAAAACCACCGGGGGGGCCTATTCGTGTCTCTACGGCCCCCTGAGGGGCCTTTAAATGCCATTGAGCGTCTAATGGTCGTGGTAACTGCCTTATGGTTGTGGGGGTAGTTCAATCTTGACGAACTCCTGTTTCCTCTTGCGTGTTTCTGGCCTGACACGGGCGAACGCTTCGTCCACAGGGACCGACGAGCGGCACCTACCGCACATGTCTACGACACCACCACGACCGTTGATGTCGATTACAACTGTGAATACGTTGTCTTCACGCTGGTCGATGTCACACACCAGCCGGTTTACAGTAGCCATTCTCATCTCGCAATCTCCACAACAGTGGCATCTTCGTGACTCAACGATGGGAACATGACGTTCCCAGATATCATTTCATTCCTCTGCGTACGCTCAAGGCTAAGCCCAATGTAGCGTTCCGTTACCCGTGTGTCCTTGTGTCCTAACATTGAACTGACACGCATTAACGCTCCGTCGTATCCCTGATCACGGAGAGTATCGAAGAGTGCCCGACTCCCACTTCGTCTCAATGTATGTTCGCCCTCGCCCAGAGGGTCGTAGCCCAACACAACCAGCGCCCTCTGAACGGATCGGTATGGGTGAGACACCTTCCGCGTCGGACGCAATGGTGCTAACTCACCTGACACTTCAATGCGATGGGTGACAGGGTTGTATCGTGTTGGGTTTGGAGCCTTTGATGGGATTAGATACCATTCGTGGCGTAAGTGTGGTGTGTTCTGGTTTGTCCTGTACCACCGGAAGTACCGTTCAAACTCAGCGGCCAACTCAAGTGATACCGGTAGCACATCTTCTTCTTGTGTCTTGTGCCTATAGATATTCAATTCGTACCGCTCAAGGTTGAGAGCACTGATCTGCAAGGTAGCGATCTCTCCCCCTCGCAAGAACGTGTAGATCCCAAGAGCACACAGCATCCGATCCCGTGGGTGTTTACACGCATCGAGTAGTGCTGGGAACTCAGCCAATGGCAGGCGCATCTTGTCTCGCCGTGGCACGGTCAGGTTGTTCCACCCAGCCGTGGGATCGAAGTCACGGGCCATGTAGTTCTCACGCCTACACCACTGGAAGAACGAGCGCAGGTTGCTGAGGTACAGGTTCCGTGTGCTGGCGACCCATGTGGCTCGCCGGAACAGTCGGTCTATGTGTGATCCGGTGATGGCTGAGATGCGTACATCTCCCCACTCTTGTTGAGCAAGGTTCAACACTTGCATGTGGTTCTTGATTGTGGACTTTGATAACCCTCGGGCTGTCAGGTGTCCACGGTATTCGGCTTTCGCTTCGATCAGGTTCATTGCTCTGGGCATGTTCGCTCCCTCATAGGTAGATTGGAACATGACACACCTTACACTATGACCTGCACAACATGCAACAAGTGCATGTTGTGTTGGCTAGGGTTCAAGTCCCCCCCCGGACACGACCTGCGGGTTTGCAGGGTATTCCAAGGGATACTCAATTTTCGCTCATCTTGATCATTTTGTTTGACACATAACACGGACCTATGCCAAACTCTTGTCAAGTAACCACACGAGAGAAGGTGTTCCATGGCTCCGCCAACGCTTGTACCAGACAAGACTACCCTCCAAAGGTGGCAGCGTGAAGGACTCACCCACGCTGAGATGGTCGCACGACATGAACAAGAAACCGGGATCAGGGTTTCACGGGCAAGTATCAGTGGAGCAATGGTCCGGTATGGACTGGCCGAGAACAAACCCCGCTACCGGAACTCTTTGCCATGGCGTGTAAGAGATGAACACGGCACGCATTATGCCGCCCGTATGTTGCGACTTTATGGTCGCAAAGAACAGACCCCTGACAAGTTGAACATAGATGAATCGCAACGGCTGCGGTCATGGTTGGACATGTTGGAACGCGAACAAGCCGTCGTTGGATATGACCCTGATTCAGATGAAGGGTTCTACTACATCGACCAAGCATTGAAAGACAATGATGATCCAGCGCCTATTAGGCGCAGAAGGATTTACACAAATCCTCGCTAAGCAAACGCTGAGCGTTTGCCCAGCACCACTCCCGTGGTGCCTATACATCCATCCATTGGCAGCCCCTCAAAGGGCTGCCTTTGTGGTTTGATTCGCTACGCTCATAGTATAACAATATAACACTGCCGATGCACAAGGGCTGAGCACACCTTCGGCGTGTCGTGTTCTTGTACATACAACATTTTTGTTTAAACAATGTCAAGAACATAAAGTTTTTATTGAGCAGCCCTTGCGCTTTTTCAGAGGCACATGTAACTTTAACCATATGAGCACACACACCAACGCAGTACAAGTGGCTGAAAGGCCCGGTATTACTGCCCATCTGGATGATGAACACATCATCATATTTGCCGATGCACAAGCAGAATGGACTATCGAGGATTGGGCCATTGTTGCAATGGCAACCATGGGGATGCGATGGAACACCTACCCAGTACGCCACCTACTTCACGATTCAGGTGACGAGTGCTGGATTTTTTGTTTGCCTGTTAACAAACCAACACACTATGTCACAGGGGGTGAAGATGACCACGCTAACTGAACTAACCGGAAAGCCATACCTTTCCTATTCCAGCCTCAACACGTACTTGAGTTGTGGTGAAAAGTACCGTCTTACCAAGATCGAATCAATACCTCAGAAGCCAGCATTTTGGTTAGCCGGGGGAACAGCAGTTCACACAGGCACAGAGGTTTATGACCTTTGCCTAACAGTAGATGGACTGTCGCACGAAGAAGCAGTAAAGGGTGCCATCAACGGGTTTACACACAAGTTCAATACTGAACTTGCACAACACCCAGACGAAGAATGGTCAGTGGGAGGACGTGCCACTAAAGCAAACCCTGACCGTGAGAACGAAGCATGGTGGCGAGAGAACGGCCCCTTGCAGGTAGAGAACTATGCGCTATGGCGTCAAGCCAACCCACAGTTCAGCATCTGGGTAGGACCACACGGACCTGCCATTGAATACCCGTTCACCACATCGTTCGCTGGTGATGACACACCATCCCACGGGTTCATCGACCGGATCTTTGAAGATCAGGTAGGCAACCTCACCGTCGTAGACATCAAGTCAGGGACACGCCAGCCAGCAGACGTAACACAGTTGGCCGTGTACGCCACAGCAATCGAACACACCACAGGTATCCGACCACAGTTCGGCTCGTACTACATGACCCGTACCGCATACCTCACAGCGCCCATGGATTTAAACAGGTGGAACGCTGACATGCTCGGCCCATGGTTCCGCATCGCTAGGGAAGGGATCGAAGCAGGACGCTTCCTCCCCCGCCTATCCATGGACTGTGGATTCTGTTCAGTCCAATCTTTTTGTTACGCAAAGAACCCAGACATTTCTATCCCCACCAATATCAACCTAAGTCAAACCATCTCAGGAGGACACAATGGCTAGTGAAACCACCAAGATTCAGGTCAACTTCAAGACGGGACCGGGCCATGACGCAGCACTCATTAACGTGTACGCAGATAACGGGGATGACCTGCTTGTGCAACTCGATGCTCTCACCGAGAACGTCGCCCACATCCTTGCTGTCAAGCAACTGTTACAGGCTGGAGGACACGTTGAGCAGACGATCGCCCTCGCTCCAAGCCAGCCAGAGCAGCCCTCCGCAACTCCCCCGTCCGTCGTGGTACATGGGAGCCAGCCGGGAACAGTAGAAACGTTGAACGATAGGTACGGCAACCGCTTTACCTACGGTTTAAACGATGCACCATCCCTGCCTGACGGTCGCGGTAAGTACGTCCGTAAGGACTGGACTAGTCAGCAGGGCAAGGCACTCAAGGCATGGGTGGACCCTGCTAAGGGACCGAAGCCCTTCGCTAAGGGTGAGCAAGAAGCAGAAATCGTATGGATTCGCTAGATGAGAACGCTCTCCCGACTCCCAGAAGAGAAGGGCGGGGCATCCATACCGGACGTGTTCGGGAGCCTAGCGGCATACCAAGCACACATTCGTCGCGGGGAAGTGACGATGATCGCAGCACCGCCGGGGGCAGGGAAGAGCGCACTAGCCCTGTCTCTGGCGCTGCGAGCGCAGTGTCCAACGTTGTACTTTTCCGCCGACTCTCACGCACGGACCATGAGGTTACGGACCCTCGCGGCCCTGACGGAGACGCCGCAGCATGAGGTTGCACGTTGGATGGAGACACGTCCTGAGTGGGTGACAGACACGCTCTCTTACGCGAACCATATTAAGTGGAACTTTGATTCATCACCGGGCCTGCAAGACATCGAAGAAGAGATCGCTGTTTACAGGGAAGTGATGGGTGATGACCCACACCTCATCGTCATAGACAACCTGATCGACGTAGCGTTTATAGATGGTGACGAGTACCAGAGCCTGCGTTCCCTGCTACGGGAATTGAAAGGTTATGCAAGAGATACAGGGGCTGCGCTCTTAGCCCTGCACCACACCAGTGAAAGCACAGAAATGAATCCGTGCCCACCACGTAAAGCAATCCACGGCAAAGTCAACCAGACCCCAGCCATGATTCTTACGCTCGGTGTGACACCGGGACATATGCCAGTGGCTGTAGTCAAGAACCGTTACGGCCCAGCAGATCAGAGCGGTACGACCGCTCACTACCTCTCATTCGATCCAGCAAGTATGACAATTAAGGACAGTGGAGATGCCTAACAAAATTGCAGGTGACTTCGGTCTCATGGATCTGGGTCTCCTAGTACGTCATGCAAACGATGAAGGTGTCGTCACCACTGGCACCGTGGGTTACATCTCATTCGATGTAAACGCTGATGTCAACGAACAGGTAACGATCATCCTCGATGTTGATGATTGGTATCCGAACGATGAGGTTCGTTTACACCTGCACCCGTTCACGAAACTGGAAATCCTTGAGCCAGAAGAAGTTTACGTGGACGAACACCACCCATCAAACCCAGAAGCATTGGGTTGGGTATGACAAACCCAGCCAAGCAGAAGGGCACAGCATGGGAGTCCACGTTAGTGCAAGCATTCCGTGACGAGTTCGGTAATTGTGAACGGCTCGCACTTAACGGTGCCAACGATGAAGGTGACCTGTGGTTTACACACGACGGTCACTCGTTTGTTATCGAAGCGAAGAACGAGAGAGCCATCGACCTAGCACGGTACGTCACTGAGGCTGAGGCTGAAGCCGACAACTGGGCGAAGTCACGCAAGGCTAAGACTCCTTTCTGGGCAGCGATTGTGAAGCGTCGCAATCATCGAGTCAGTAAGGCTTACGTGGTTATGACGGTAGACGAGTTCGTCCGGTTGGTGCGGAGGTGAAAGATGACATCGGTTCCACTCTGGCCCGTGCTGGAGCACTACGGCTGGCAACTACCAGCAGACCTAGAGCGTTGGCAGAGCGTGCGTTGTCACATACATGGAGAGTCACGCGCATCCTGTCGAGCGAACTCCGCACTAGGCTACGTCGCTTGCCTCGCATGTGGGTTTAAGGGTGACGCACTAGCAGTAATCATGCACTACGAGGGGGTTGAGTTTAAACGTGCTATCGCTATCGCTGAGGGAATCGTTGGAGCAAGCAACGTTCACCTATCAAACAGCACTCATGGAAGCACCAGAGGCACTGGCGTATCTGGCGGGTCGCGGGATCGACGTAACGGTGGCCGCTACGTTCCGCCTCGGCTACGTGGCAGAGCCGGTTCTGGGGCATGAGCAGTATGTAAACAGGTTGTCAATCCCTTACGTCACACCGGCTGGTGTCATTGACATTAGGTTCCGCACGTTGGGTATGGACGATGGCCCGAAGTACATGTCACGCACAGGGGCAACGGGTCACCTGTTTAACGTGTCAGCGTTTGGTGAGGACTCCCCCATCATCGCTATCACAGAGGGCGAGATGGACACCATCGTCGCATCACAGGTTCTCCCATCCGTGGGAGTGCCGGGGGCTAACGCTTGGAAACCGTTCTATCACAGGGCATTTCAAGACTACGACCGTGTGTTCTTGTTGTGTGATGGAGACTCACCGGGTCGTGAGTGGGGTAAGCGGATCGCATCAGAGATTGAAACAGCAGTACCAGTGTCCATGCCCGATGGCATGGATGTAAACGACTACATCCTCATGCACGGTGCTGAGGGTCTACGAAAGAAGGTTGGGCTATGAGTAGCGAAGTAACAGTTGTGCAGCGGGTGTCGATCCCTTTGAACGAGTTCACCACGTTGGAAGAAGTGCAATCGTTTGTGAGTGCAGCGTTGACGATATTCGGTACAAACAATCCGAAGGTTGGCGCTGAGCAGCGTGGCTCTGAGGTCCAGTTGTATGCAACGGCTGACGTAGCATGATCAAGATTTACATCGCGGGGCCAATGCGTGGCCGACGTAACTTTAACCGTGAAGCATTTAAACAGGCAGAAGCGGAACTGGAGCGCACCCATCCAGATGCGATCGTTTACAACCCATCACGGGTTGACTACTTACGCTTGGGTTACTGGTTGGAATCTGAGACCGGTGAACTTGAGGACGTACCCGAGTTCGATCTGCGTGAAGCCATGGCAATGAACATGGATTGGATCTGCACGCACGCTACACATGTTTACATGATGCGCGAGTGGTGGGATTCAGAAGGAGCATCGGCTGAGTTTGAGTTGGCTAATGCTCTTGGCTTGACGGTCCTGTACGAAGAAGAAGATTTGGTTGCGTACATGGATACGTTCTTGTCTGAGCGAACTAACACGTTTGAATCGTACCTTCCTCAGTATGTGAAGGATGCCATCGAACCACAGTCAGAGGAGCCGTTTGAGAAGGCTGTTGCTCACACGTTTAAAGAAGCACAAGACATCTTGTTGAGGAAGCACCATGATTACGGGCCGAAGAACATCAGTATGGCACCGGGTGGTCCTTTAAACGGTCTACGTGTACGCATGTGGGACAAGATCAGTCGGCTGTCTAACCTCATGGACCGCAACACTGCGGCTAACTATGAGTCCCTTGAGGACACGCTCATTGACCTTGGGAACTATGCGCTGATTGGTGTGCTCGTACTAAGGCGTCAGTGGCCGATGGACTATTCGGAGTATGACCGAATCAACGGGGAAAAGTAAACATGACACAGCGTATTCTTGTTTTAGACATCGAGACCAGTCCAAACATTTGTTACACATGGGGATTGTTTAAACAAGATATCAGCATTGGGCAGATCATCGAACCCACGCGAATGATTTGCTGGGCAGCGAAGTGGGTGGGCGAGAAGAAGGTCCACTTCGCATCAGACTTCCATGATGGAACGGACGAGATGCTTGGTCGTTTACACGACCTACTCTCCGAGGCCACGGCAGTGTGTCATTTCAACGGGACCAGTTTCGATATGCCCCACATCAAGCGAGAGTTCATCAAGCATGAGATGCCACCGCTACCACCCATCGTGGAGATAGACCTGTTGCGAGTGGTTAAGAAGAACTTCCGTTTAACGTCCAACAAACTGGACTATGTGGCTCAGTATCTGGGCATCGGTGCGAAGGTATCTCACGCTGGATTCTCCCTGTGGAAACGCTACCTCGATGGTGATGAGCAAGCAGCCAACAAGATGAGGTCCTACAACAAGGGTGACGTGATCCTGACGGAGAAGGTTTACACACGCCTGCTCCCGTACATCACCAACCACCCTTCGTATGCCCTGTCGGTGGACGAGAACATCCCCACTTGTAACCGTTGTGGTTCGTACAACCTCGTCAAGCGGGGCTACTCCTTCCTCACTACGGGGAAGTATCAACGGTTCGTGTGCTCTGAGTGTGGTGGCTGGTCACGATCAGTGACCCGTGAGTCAGGTATCACGGTACGGGGTGTGTGATGGAGTTCAACGAGGTTGAGTACCGAACTGCACGGTCCATGGCTGAGACACACTTCAAGAACAACAAGGGTTACATCGACAAAGACGAGATCCTTGGCGCGATCTTCGAGTGGATGTGTAAACACTATGATGGTGTGCTCGAACTCCGAGAGGTGGACGAGGGCAGCAAACTGTTACGGCAGGAGTTATACCGTGCAGGGCAACGGTTTACATACGAGGAACGATTGCGTAAGACTGGTGCTGCGCATGGTGACTTGCACTACTACTCTCCCGGTCAGGTAGAGGAACTGTTGCCAGCATGTTGGGACTATGACGACTGGTATCTGACTGCGGATAACCCGGCGTACGTTTCAACGTCCACTGGTGGTGATCCTGCTGAGGGTAACAACCGGGCAGCCATGCTCATCGACGTTAAAACAGCACTCTGGTCATTGAAGCCAGAGGATGTAGCCATCTTGCACATGAAGTTTCGTGAGGGCTTAACGAATGAGGCTATCGGCGTGGAGTTGGGTGGCGTGACTGAGGCTGCTGCACGGCAGCGTGTGCAACGCACTGTGTCTAAGGTGGTGCGTGCTCTGGGTGGTGAGCCACCGTGGTGGGGTGGACCGGGTGCTCGTAAGGCTAGGACTAATGCGTCAGCCCAATCAGAATTGAGGGAGCAGTAATGTGTGATGCGTGTAAACGGTACGTTCAGATCATCGTCTTTAAGGGGCATAACTATTGCTCCGAGAACTGTCGCAAGAAACTACATGGTGAATAGGAAAGGCCCCGGCGATTGTGCCGGGGCCTTCTTGTTTATACCTATGGGAGCAAGCGGGAACAATCCCACCTGCCACCCGACCAGTGGTGAGCGCCACGTCCATGGTTCAAAGCGAACCAGAACCCCGCTGTCTGCACACTGGCAGGCCATGTGTGAATGGGTGTCGGTCGGACATTGAGTTTGCGTGACAAACTCTTAGTCCATGTAGGGAGGAACTGATACAGCCCCTGAGCGTGGCTGTGCTTGTTCACAACCGTAGGAATACCTTCACTCTCCCGTTTGACTACACACTTACGGAACTTCTCGTAGCGTGCGTCATAGTACGTGTTGTGTACACGTTTCCACGTTGGCACCACGTTGGGTTGTGTTGTGCCATGTAACGATACGGCCAGCACAGCCCCTGCAATTTGTTCAATCATGCGTCCTCCAAGTCGGGGTGCAACACCCCGGTTACATCCTTGTTTACAACGTGCGCAAAGTAAGCCACCTCGCGTGCGTTTACACCAACAATCCTTTTTCCTACATCTCGTTCAGCCTCCCCTTTCGTTGCGTATGGACCCCATGCTGTGAAGTCAGGTTGGATGGTTGTGTCGTGTCGCTGAATAGCGATCCACCCGCCCCGACTCCACTTGATATCAACGAGTAGGTCCAGTAGTTCTTGTGCTAGATCGTCCACTGATTCATGCTCACGCTCTAGCAGAGCGATCACTGCTTTGAGTTCAGTTGGCCTATGTTTCATCGTTGTGCTCATGCCTCTCGATGAACTGGCTAAGCGACGTAAAAGTCAGGAGTGTCACTATCAAGTGGATGGCAGAGAACATCGAAAGGAACAAGATCATCCATGCTATTGAGTCCATCGGACTCCCCCTTTGCTTGTGTTGTGTTTCGATTAAGGCGACGATAGAACACGGTGTGGATCTCATCGGGTGACGTGACTGTGATGCCCATCTTCCGGCGCATGGCATCCCGTTCATGTGGTGTCGTCCCACCCCACACGCCATGTAACTCATGGGCCAGCGCATACTCTTTGCACTCGTCAATGTACGAGCAGCCCTGACAGACACGTTTAAACATAGCGTTAACTGTGGCTGCCCCACCAGACGAGATGTTCTCTTCGGGATATCCGAAGCCGCCAACCGACGCACAATTTTGAGACCCATCGAACTTTGGCATGGCAACTAACTGACGTACCGAACCGAAATAGATTGCTGTTTGCATATGGCTCCCCCCCAAGGGATCTAGTTAGGAATAGTCCAATCACCTGAGGTGATTTGTTCCGTACCCAACGGAACATGTGGGTAGATGAACGCAATCGCTGGGATAGGTTCGTCCATCGTCTCCGTGTAAACGCGGATGATGCGTGCTTTGTAACCGGCGTTCTCTTCCATGCTCACTATGCTGTGCATACGAGCATCAGGTTTCACCCACACCAGATCACCCTTGACCTCCGAGTACATGGTGTCCACCATCCACGGGTATGAGGCGTGACCGGGCCTGCCGTATAAGCCGTAGCCATAGACAGAACCCTTAACGTGAGACTCCACTGACCAGTAGCCAGAGTTGCTCTGCCCCGGTCGCAACGTGCCGTACACAAAGAACGCCACCGGGGTAGGTGATGAGTTCAGTAGGTGGTTCAGGTCATCGCGTGTTAAAACGTCAGCCATTCGTCTCTCCCTTCACTGTATGCGCTTAGGTCTGCGGTGCCAGTGGCCGCGTAAGCGATCAAGAACTCTAGGTCTGGCATGTTTACATCGAGCAACACTTCGGACCACACCCATGCTCGCCATGCGAGCGCGGCCTTAATGTTCTTCGCGTCCTCTTCGTCGAACTGTCGCTTGCTTAGGTTGCGTAGTAGTCGTTCGGGAGTGACACCGTGGTAAGTGCCACCCCCGTGGAACGCTAGTTTCCATTCGACGTAATCTTCAGTCGTCACAATTTGCACCGTCCTCTTCTTCGCACATTTCTAACCACCGTCGTGCCCTGTGTAGGTCCATCATTGCATCGGTGATGAGTTGTGTCAACTTGATATGGTGCCCTAGCAGAGTGCGTAGGTTGTCTGCACACTTGTCGGCACGCTGAACCCATTCTTCGGGGTCACCGGGTGACAGTTGCATAGCCCATCCTCCCCCGTTGTTCTCGCCAATGGCACGCACTGACAGTTGTGCTTCACGCATGACATCGAAACCATTCTTCGGCATGTTTAAACCTCCTGTGTGATGGACTGTAGGTAGTAGTAGGCAACCATGTAACGAGCGCGTTCAAACGTTGGCAGAAAGTCACCCGTCACCTTGACCGGCTCACCTGAACGGTGATCCCAGCCCACCCACACATGGTGACCACGGACACGCCTGACCGGGTATGTTTCAACACGTTCAATGCTGAACGTCGCGTTCAGCCCACGGTCCAGCCAGATGTATGAGCCAGACTTGACTCGCGTCCAACTCTGGGCATGGCGCATGGCGTCAGCGGTGGCTTCTTCTCGCGTTAGTGTGGCCATGTTTAAACTCCTTCGCCTAACTCAATAGACTGTCGGATGAACGTAGCCTCACGTCCCCCACCGGGGGACCTGTGGTTCGGTGTGTAAACTTCGATCAAGCCACCTGCCGCGCCATTACGCCACTGGTACGACTCGGTACGGACAGAGATATATATCTGCTCTCCCCGACTCATCGCCAGCGCGAGGTCAGCGATCAAGTAGGCAACCTCCCCCGGCTCGATAGAAATACGTGTCTCAGAGTCTGTTGGTTGAGTGAATAGTGTCATCTTAAAACTCCCATGCTCGGGTTCGGTTTGAGTTCTTGAGTGACATGTGCAGCATGTCGTCGTTGTCCCACGTCCAGTCGGGCCACTGATCGGGATCATTCCCATACGGACCCATGTCCATGCTCACATCATGTAGCGATGCAGGTGCAGGTTCGACCTCATCCCACACTGACGTGTAAACGTTAGGGTCATACGCCTTGACCGGAGTCTTAACCTTGACGGCCTTAGCCTTGACCACAGACTTGCCCACGGCAGGCTTGCGCTTGCCCGTGCCTTGATCGGGAGCATAACCAAAGTGGACACGCTTAGGTAGTGTAAACGTAGTCGTCTCCACTAGTCGGGTCCGTGTGAACTTGAGATATGTTCCCTCGCCCACGGTGTAGAGGGTGAACGGGATCATGCCAACGGCCTTCATAGCCTGTAGCAAGGCCATCTCAGTGCTGGCGAACACGGTGCTGCCCTTCTCAGTCATCGCCACGATAAGTGGTGATGCACTGCCCCGCGCTAGGTGCAGGACGGGGTGTTTGGCTTGCGTGTCGAACCATGCGACTGCGGCCCTACCGTCCAGCCGTTCCAGTTCCTTAGCCGGGTGAGTGCCCTTCATGTGGGCGTGACGGATGAGCGCGATGATCGACTCGGAATCAACCTGCCCGTGTCGTTTAAACGGTACGGTGGCAAAGATTTCGGAGTCGTTCGATATGTGCCCGTTATGCACGCCGATGAACCGGCCCGACTTGATCGGGTGATTATTCAGTTGGTTATCCGCGCTACCTTGCGTGGCATAGCGCGTGTGCAGGATAGCCATGACAGCACCCACGCCAGCGTTGGGATGGGCACTGCGGAATTGCTTTGCCCGTCCTGTCACCGTGTGATGTTCGATCTTGCCAGCCGTGGTCACCCACGCTGCACCGGTAGCGTCACCCCCGCGAGGGTCGATGCCGTTATGTAGTTCGCGCATGAGCCTAGCCGTATCGACTCGCTCGTTCCTTGCAATGATGTATCCAGCGATTCCACACATGTGGCCTCACCGTCCTTTCGTTTGTTGTGTTGGGTCCAGTCTAGTGGCATGTTGTGATGATGTCAAATCAGATCAAGACGAGTTGATCGACGCCGACAATTTCGTCCTCAGTCCAGAGAACTAACTGACACGGGATGTTTAAACGTGAGATATGCGTCCAGAACTCGGCGGGTAGGACATCGGCAGCCGTAGCACAGGCCGTCCCATCCCCCACCGCGTGGCTATCGCCACAGTCACACTCCGGGTAGTCCCGTTGGTTTACACAGTCCTCGCATAGTTGCGCGTCCCGGTCCTCGTAATACCCATCGTTCCAGCATGATCGGCATTCACCCTCAGAGGGTTGATAGTTCGGGTCTAGGTAGTCGCCACACTCGCAATACCACCCGCGAACATGTTCGGGCAGGTCTTCCACGTTGTCGGCAACAACAAGACCACTACGGAAGAACTCATTGTTTAAACATCCGACCGAACATGCTCCCAGCCCTCGCCGGTAGTTGTGGAACACCTGCCCCGGCAAGCCCTGCCCACGCCATAGGCACGCGATATCGTTGGCGTCAAAGTCTGCATTGATCATGCACGCGAGGACATCGGTCCACGTTATGCCGGTCACCCCGGTACGGGCTTGATCTATCACGGCCAGTAGTGCCACGTCGAAACAGTTACAACACTCCCGACAGTTCCCACACGGGTCTTGATCGTGATACTGACCCTCGCATGGTGCGACATCGCACCCGCATGTGTTTACACACTCCATGACGTGCTCCTTTCGTTGGTTGATATGTGCGTGCCATGGTGGGGAGTCGAACCCCACCGGTGCCCACCGGGGCATGGCTGGCCGTGCTAGTCGTGGCCGGAGTCTAGGTAACAGTCCCGGCAGTGAGGCATCGTCACCCCTTCCCGTTCCACGTAGGCTTGATAGAACGCCGTAGCGTTGCACCAATAGCAGGGCAAGGATAGCACGGGCTTATGTTGTGGCGTGTGTTGTGACATCCCCTCATCCCTCCAAACCTTGCAGGCGGAGCAATTGCGACAGGCTAGGCGTAGGAGTCGGTAGACCCGCGAGGGAGAACTCACCGGACAACATGGCCTCAAGGATGGAATCGACGCGCTGTGCCCGTAGGGATGAGGCTAGGTCACTCCCTAGCAGAACTGCCCCACCGTTGGCCACGTCCCGGCCCTGTGCCACCATGTTCAC